CATCGGAATCTCTGTCGGCGTATTGCCAAGGAAGATGGCCGATTGATTCAAGTTGCCAGTAACTGCTACGGTTCTGAAATAGAAGGTCGCTAGGGAACCTTCTAGGTCATACCATGTGTAAGTACCAGCTGTCTGATTTGGGTTGGCCTCGGTTGCAACCGTGGTCCACGTAACACCATCAGCAGATGTTTGGAAGCTAACCGATGTAGAATTACCAGACCAAAGAATACCTACGTTGGTGACTTGAGTCTGCTGAGTGAAGACAGTTGTTGAAGATACGTTGGTGTTGGTAATCGTGCCTGTGACGTTTTCAAGCGTCCTCAGGTTAGTATTCAACACATCAACAATGCCATTCGGCAACTCAATCAGACCTTGTGCCTCGTAAAAAGGCATGATCTTCTTCTCAATACACCAAAGCTGCAAGCCTCGGTTTGCAAGGCCACTGAGAATTAGATAAAGAGTGTCAAGCGCAAAGGCTATTTGTTCAGAGCTAATGCCCTCAGGCGGAATGCGGCAACGGCGAAACGCATGGTCGATAACCTTGCGTGTATTGAAAACCGTTTGACTAACTGTGCCTGAGACTGCCACCGGATCCGCTCCTTAATTGATTAAACGGTATGCCGATTCAGCAGACCCGGTTTTGCTTGAACAATTTTACTTCATTCGGCCAATTTTGGGCACCTTTGAATGAACAGGTACACCTGCTTTTTTCAACTTAGCCGCTGCCCCTGGTCCATGGGCTTTACTTGCAGGCATGTTGGCATGCTTTTCAAGTTTTGACTCTACAGAGCCGCCTTTTTGGTATTTCTGGGTAGCCGTGCCATACTTTTTGGCCATTTTGTCAAGAACGTCGCCTTCTTTTCTCATCTTTTCGACGGCTCCTGCAGCATATTGACCGCCAGATTCCATCTTCTTGGCTTTTTGGCCTTCTGAAAGAGCGATTGCAATAGCTTGCTTAGGATTCTTGACCACCGGACCATTTTTGCCGCTATGAAGGTCACCGGCCTTGAATTCGGACATGACTTTTCCGACTTTTTTGTCCATTTTTGACATGCCGCCCTTATTCATCTCAGTCGGGCTAGACATTTCACGCACTTCGTGCTGAATAATGGCCTTCGGAGCGCCTGCCTTCTTCAAAAGAGCCACTTCTTTACGAACCATGGCTTCAGGTTCGCGCTTCATGGCCTTCGGAGTGACCTTTTTGCCCCCGTTTTTCATGGCCTGTGCATGGCCTTTGTCATAGGTGGCCGAAGAGATGCCCTTCGTTGATCTATAACTGCCTGAAGTCGGCCTTGTTTTTGGTGCAGCGAACGTAAATTCGCCGTATTTCAGGTTCTTTCCCATATCATTTCCTCTTGGCGGCTGCCCGCATGTTGTCTACAAGATTGGGATAGGGGCGTCCGGCTGCTTTGGCAGCTGCCTTCGCACTAGCTTTTGCAGCCGACGATAGCTTTTTAGGAGCTGGCAGGTCCTTTGGCCTTGGCTTATCCCAAGGTGCTTTTACTTTGCCTCCTGCTTTGAAGGCCATTTTCTTTCCGATCATATTAGCAATCCCACTTCTTTAATGCCAGGGCTTTCCTAGTCGGTTTGCCGCTGTCGTCTTTCATGGGCCCAGGAGCACCTGACATACGAGCACAAAAACTCTTACGTCGGCCTGCTGCCTTGGGGCTCTTTGCTGCCTGTTTTGCCGACACCGGAGGCTTTAGATTGCCCCCGGTTTGGCGGTTATAGGCGTCACGACCTTTCTGATTGAGCCCGCCCTTAGGATTTTGTCCCTCTTTGCGTGCCCAGACTGCTCCGCCTTTTGCGACGAAGATTGTCTCGCCTTTTTTACCGAACTTGAAGTCATTGCCTGGCATCATTGCACCTGCGTAGCGATGAAAATTGCAGAAGGTACTGCAGGAGCTACGTATGGGGCAGCCAATGCTGCGTCATGCCTCAACGTGACCGCTACATTACTGACCGCAAAAATGACTTGAAGATAGTCACCTGCCGTTGCAGAGAACAGCGTATTCAGTTCAAAGATCGTCGTACCGCCGTCAGCAACTTTGGGAACAGAAACTACGGATGCCGTTGCGGCAATATCGTTTCCGTTTTTGCGTTGCCAAATTCTCAGTGAATGGTCACTCGAATCTGAATTGTCAAGCTGCAAGTTAAAGCTGACGTTGTAGATGCCATCATTCGCAAACGTAATCCTGGTAGGGTTTCCGGATCCGTCATTGACCACACTGATGTCGTTTGAGATGTCTGTCGTGCCAAACTTAACAGCAGTCGGCGTATTGACAAGGGCTGTTTGATCGGTAAGGTCGCTTGCACTGAGGTAGGCGTTGTTCAGCACATACTCTTTGATTTGCGAAGCAGTCAACTTAACTGACGTGGCGGTCTGCACCGCCTCGAACAGTTCTGTGCCGATCAGCGTTGTGCCGGAGCTTAGGTCGGTGATCTTGACGTTTGCCATGATTAAGCCGTCGACTGCTGAGTTACAGTAACGCGGGCAGTGCCGTCACCAGAATTGACCTTGAACCGTACAGCTCTCATCAGAGTCGTGGTGAACTCAGTCTGATCCGCAGTGCCGTTAGTCAATGCTGCGTTAGGGTGTGCCTTTGGCAACTGAACAATAGAGTTGTCAAACGGATCTTCGTTGGTATACTCGACCGAGTAGTTGATGGTCCCTGATACATTCACAGAGATAGTCGTTACTTGGTTTGGAGTATAGATGTCAAGTGGCCACCAGCTAGAATAGCCTGATTGCGTGTAGCCTGCTTCAACATCCGTTGCAACTGCTCCATCGGTTGATATAGCCGTAATGGTTGCAAACGTCATAGTCGACGTGACAGTGTTTGCATTAGGACCGGTCAGCACTTCAGTCTGGGACGATCCATTAGGAGATGTTCCGGTAATTGAGAACAAAACACCTGAAAGATTTCCAAGGCTTGTGAGAGTGACATAACGAGGAGGGGTCAACGTTACCGTTGAACTTACCAAAGTCAAATCGCCCGCAGCAAGCAATTGCTGAGCTGCCGCCACACCATTGCCATCGGCCGCGGTGAAAGAGGTTGTGGTAATTTGAATTGGTCTCATGCTTTTCTCCTGTGGTTAAAGACCGGGGCCGAAGCCCCGGAATCATTAGGCTTGGGTTACACCCAAAGCGCCCACACGAGTTGCATTAGGACCAACTGCGATTGCCGGCAACAGGATACCAATGACAAGACGCTTGATACCGTCGCATGCGCCAGAAGGTACAAAGGTACCACGCACGTCACCGGTAGTAGTCGTTGCGGTTGCAGTAGCGGCAGCCACAAACGTACCTGCATCGGCAGCCAAGGTGTTGTTGTAACCTGCACGGGCAATGTAGCCTGCGTCAGTTACGCGAACAGGGAGGCCAATGATGTCAGTCGTACCGACAGCAATCGTTGCGCCGCAATCACCACCAATGGCTACTTGGCTCACTTGATAGAAAGCTTTTTTGCCGTTAACAGTGGTTGATTGAGTGGTTCCGGTTGCAATCACTTCAGACATGGCTTGACCGTAATAGTCAAAGCCAGACACGGTCACGTTGGTATCAGCAATGGTGCCTGCGCCGATCGTGATGCTCACGGCACGAGGGGTATCGAGCTGAATTACAGAAGTGCCGGCAGTGTTAGTGGTCGACTTAGTACCTGCGCCAGCAGCCAAGGTAGCATTACCTGCCACAGCATAGCTAGCTGCTGCAGAGATGTTGTTAGTGGTCTTGGCTTGAGGAATCACGTCAAACACATAGATGCGGCCCAAAGGACCAACACCGCGCTCCATCGGAGCAGGGTCACCTAGCAAAGCATTACCGTTTGCGTAGATAGTGGTCGAGCTTGCAGTTTGGCTGGTGCTCACGGTGTAAGTACCAACACCACCGGCTCCAGTAAGGAATGCGGTGATGTAGGTGCCGTTAGTCACGCCAGTGCCGTCGATGTATTGGCCTAGTTGAATAGGGTCACCAGACAGCATAGCCGTCACGGTTAGGGTTGTGGTTGCAATAGAACCAGTGAATACAGATTGTGCAGGCTGCAGGCCATTGCCCATTGCAGTCTCAGCAGAACCTAGAAATAGATCATCAGAAAATTGAGGCATTTTGTCTTCTCCTTGAAAAGCTTGACAAATTAAATTAAAAATTGGGGATCTGACTTTCGCCAGACCCCCACATCATTACAGACCTGGAGTACCGAAAACAGTACGAGGATCTGTCCAACCTGGGATGTAACGCTCGGTCGCTTTGTAGCGCATAGAGTCGGTTTCGAAATCACCTTCCATGCTCTTCTCAAGCTTACGACGCATCATCAACTGGAGACCAACTTTAGCGTCAGTCTGAACCCACCAAGCAGTGGTAGAGGTCAAACGAGACAAGTTAGCTTGGCCACCACCTAGCATACCCATCGACTTGATCGGGTTGATGTCGTTGTTACCAGTACCGGCACGCAGTACAGATTTCAACAGGACTTCAGCCTGGAACACGTTAGATGGGCTCACAACTAGCTTCTCAGGGTTCAAACGGATACGCTTGCCGTTGTTGTCAATGGCGTTGCGGATCTGAATGAGCATCTGCTCAAGCGAAGTTTGCGAGAGGTTAGCTGCAGTGGTCAACTGGTTGCTGAACGTACCAGAAGCGATGGGGTGCGCTGTGTTTACGAGCGACACGCCGTCACCACCGGCATACGAGCCGTTAAATGCACGGTTCAGGATGTTAGCACACAGAGTCTCTTTGGTTTCGATCAAGGACTGTGCCAAGTGTTTGGCATAGGTTTGACCGATAGAGATGTGGTCGCC